ACCGGCCGGAAGGCGGTGCTGCTGGATGGCTAAGACGGCAGCAGCGCCGGAGGCGCCTGAGTGGCTGGCGGGAAACCTTAGAAACCGCTGGGCGGAACTGGCGCCGGTGTTCTGGAAGATGGGAACTTTGACAGAGCTCGAGGTCGGGATCCTGGCGCGATACATCGTGGCGGAGAACAACTACCTGCAGGTGTCGAACCTGCTGCAGAGCTCTCTCGCGATCCGGGACGGCGAGGCGGCCAACAAATGGCTCAGCGCCCAGGACCGGCTGATCAGACAGATGGAAACCCTCGGCAACAGCCTCGGGCTGACCGCGGAGAAACGGAAGGCCATGGGCTGGACTCTGGCCGGGAGGTAAGATGCAAAACCCGTGTAAGAAGGACTGCAGGGAACGGTATCCGGGCTGCAGGAAGGTCTGCCTGATGCGGCGGGCCTACGAGGAGCAGCTGGAGGAGATCCGGGAGGCGAAGAAACGCGAGAGGCTGCTGACCGACTACATCACCGACGCCTGCCGGGCAGCCAAGCGGGGCGCGCGCCGGCACGACGGGAGGCATATCCGATGACGCGGGAACAGAAGTACAAACAGCAGATGCAGGCGCTCGGGATCTACGATGAGATCTACGATCCGGAGATCACCACGCTGTGCCAGATCGAGCGCGAACTGCAGATGGCCAAAAAGGCCTGGAGCAAGACCGCACCCCCGGGCGGGAAGCCCTCCGTGAAGGATGACCTCTACGCCGTCATCCAGAAGATGCGCGGGGAGATGCTCCAGCACCGGGACGCGCTGGGCCTGACGCCGAAGGGCCTGCACCGGCTGCGCGGCATCCAGGCAGCCGACGGTCCCGATCAGAAGGATCTGATCGCGGCGAAGCTGGACCGGATCGCGGACAGCGTGGCCGGCGCCGGCACGGTGGACGGCAGCGCCATCAAAGCGATGCTGGACACGCGGGACGCCTTCGCGGGCCTGCCGGGCTTTGAGGAAGCCGCAGCGATCAGCGAGAAGATGGACGCGGAAGACTACGACCTGAAGAAGGCCGTGGCTGAGGATATGGGATGACGGTCTCCCCGTATCTCATGCAGGCGATCGACTACGCCAAAAGGACCGAGGCGGATCCCGGCATCGAGCTCATGCAGCGGCTGGCTGCGAAACGATTCCTGGATGATCTGACGGATCCGCGCTGGGACTTCAAACCGGCGCTGGCGGAGTTCTGCATCCGGATCATGACGGGGCTGTTCAGCTTCTCCCAGGGCGAGCGCATCGACGGCACTCCCCTGCGCGGCGAACCGATGGAGCTCATGCCCTGGCACCTGTTCACGATCTACAACGTCTGCGGGTTTTACGAGAAGGGCACGGAGATCCGGCGCTTCACCGAGGCGGACATCTTCGCCCCGCGGAAGACCGTCAAGACCACCTTCGGCGAGGGCATGCAGACGTCCATGGCCCTCTGGTACCGCAAAAGCGGCGCCAAGGCCAAGACCGTCGCGGGATCCCTGAAACAGGGCATGGAGGGCTTCGAGTGGCTGGTGTACAACTTCCAGCGGCTCGGCCTGATCGCCGAAAACAACCCGACCGGGAAGCTGCGGCTCCTGAACAGCAGCCTCGGGCACCGGATCGACGGCGAGATCTGGGACGGATATATCAACCTCGAAACCTTAGCTTTTAAGCCCGAGCTCTTTGACTCGTTCAACGCGCAGTTCATCCACCTGGATGAGCTGGAGCTTTACAAGAACGACATCCCCTACACCAGACTGCGGGACAGCATGAAGGCCTTCACCAACAAGCTGATCCTGTGCACCTTTACCGCGGGAGACGACGGCACCGGCTTCGCGGCCCAGAAACGGGACTACATGGAAAAGATCCTCCGGAAGACCGTGACCGGGCTCGACGCCGACCGGACCTTTGTCTTCCTGGCCCAGGCCCCCGAGGAGCCGGACGGCAGCATCGACTACCTGAACCCGGCGACCCATCGGGCGGCGAACCCCGCATACGGCATCACCATCCGGCCGAACGACATGCTCGCAGCGGCCGAGCAGGCGGAGCACAACGCCAGCCTGCGAAAAGAGTTTTTCACCCGAAGCCTGAACCGTTTCGTCAGCAGCTTCAAGGCCTGGTTCGACGTGGAGGAGTTCCGACGCTCCGACCGTCACTATGACTGGAGCCAGAAGGATCTGGCGGCACTTGTAAAGTGGTGGTTCGGCGGCGCGGACCTATCAAAGCAGCACGACCTGACAGCTGCCTGCCTTGCCGGCGAGATCCCGAAAGATGTCGCGGCAGCCTCGCCCCTGTGCGAGAAGGGCTGGGTCCCGCAGGAGGACGTTCTGGTCCTGGTCCCCCACTGCTGGTTTCCGATCACGGCGGCCACGGTGAAGGCGGACGAAGATCAGATCCCGCTTTTCGGATGGAAGGACGACGGATGGCTGGACATGCCGAACAGCCCCAGCATGGATCCGAGCGAACCGGTGAAACAGTTCCTGAAGTGGAAATCGGAGGGATTCCGGATCCGGCGCGTCGGCCACGACAAAAAGTTCGCGCGGCCGTACATCGCGGCCATGAAGCAGGCGGGCTTCCGGATCGTGGACCAGCCGCAGCTGTACATGATGAAGTCGGAGGGCTTCCGATACATCGAACACAAGGCGAAGATCGGCTGCCTCTACTACCTGCACGCCGAGCCCTATGAATACTGCGTGCAGAACGTGCGCGCCGTCGAGAAGGTCGACGACGCGGTACAGTACGAAAAGATCGGCGAGAACAAGCGCATCGACGTCTTTGACGCCTCCGTCTTCGCGACGGTGCGGCTGCTGATCGACACGGACCGCAGCACGGCGAACGCCGGCTGGTTTGAGAACGGATCGGAGGTGTCCGGATCGGATACCGAGGACACACGGCCGGCACGGCCGGGATGGAGGAACGCGAGATGAGTGAAAAAACGGATCTGGCGCTGACGCAGCGGCGCCCGCTGCTTTCCCGGCTTTTCGGCCGGAGGGACATCGACACGGACGCGGCGAAAGAGGCGGCGGCCAGCGTCAAAGTGCAGCAGCTGCTGCTGTGCCTGGATGACGGGGATCTGTGCGTGCCCGGCTACACGAAGCTGAGCGACAACCCGGAGATCCAGACCGGCTGCCTGCGGATCGCCGAACTGATCGGGAACATGCCGATCCATCTGTACGAGAACACGAAGGACGGCGACAAGCGCATCGAAAACGAGCTCTCCAGGATGATCGACATCACGCCGAACCGGAACATGAACCGGAGCCAGTGGGTCATCGCCAACGTGATGAACATGCTGCTCTATGGGAAGGGCAACGGCATCTGCATGCCGCACACCAGCGACGGTCTGCTGATCAGTCTGGAGCCGATCGCCGCCCCCCGCGTGCAGCTGCAGCCGCGGCTGAACAGCTTCCGGGACTACTCGGTGCTGATCGACGGCATCCCGCGGGATCCCATGGAGCTGATGCACTTCGTGTACAACCCGGATCCGAACTACCTGTGGAAGGGCCAGGGCGTGACCGTCACCCTGAAGGACATCGCCAACAACCTGAAGCAGGCCCAGAAGACCACCAACGCCTTCATGAGCTCGGAGTACAAACCGAGCGTGATCGTGAAAGTGGACGCGCTGGCGGATGAGTTTGCGAACCCGGAAGGCAGGCAGAAACTGATCGACAGCTACATCCGGCCCAGCGTCCCCGGCGCGCCCTGGGTGATCCCCGCGGACGCCATGGACGTCGAACAGATCCGGCCGCTGACCCTCTCGGACCTCGCGATCAGCGACAGCGTCACCCTGGACAAAAAGACCGTCGCCTCGGTGCTGGGGATCCCCACCTTCCTGCTGGGGGTCGGGGACTTCAACCGGGAGGAGTTCAACAGCTTCGTGCAGACGAAGGTCCGCAGCATCGCCGAGACGCTGCAGCAGGAGATGACGCGCTGCCTGCTCATCAACCCGAAATGGTACTTCCGCTTCAACTACTGGAGCCTGCTCGACTACGATCTGGAAGGGATCAGCCGCGTGCTGCTGGCCGGTTCCGACCGCGGCTTCGTGTGCGGCGACGAATGGCGCGACAAGATGCACCTGCCGCCGGCCGGGCTGAAGGAGTACAAGGTCC